CCCCTCGCCAGAGCCCCCGCCAGCGCCGATGAACGCCCCCTTCCAGCCCACGAAAATCGAGCAAGCCCCGGTCGCGGACCTGATCCCCTACGCTCGGAACGCGAAGAAGCACCGCCCCGATCAGGTCGAAGCCATCGCCCGGTCCATCGAGCAGTTCGGTTTCGTCAACCCCGTGCTGGTCCGTCCGGACGGTTCAATCCTCGCCGGTCATGGTCGCGTCATGGGCGCGAAACTGCTCGGGCTCGACAGCGTGCCGGTGATCCGGCTCGGGCATCTGTCCGACGATCAGGCGCGGGCGTTCATCCTGGCCGATAACCGGCTCGCCGAAATGGGCGGCGGGTGGGACCTCGACATGTTGCAGGCCGAGCTTGCCGACCTGTCGGGTTTGGGCGTGTCGCTGGATTGGGCGGGCTTCGACCTCGACAGCCTGTCCGACATCGTGGGGCGGCTCGATCCGCCCGACAACACGGACGACAGCCCCGATGACGCGGAACGCCAGCAGGCCCCGGGCTCGAAATCCGCCCAGGCGGAACTAACCGACGAGCAGAACGCGGCCCTCGATGATGCCTTTCGGGATTGGTGCGGGGAGCTCGTCGCCTACCTCGATGCGGTGCGACCGGCTGGAATGGTTTCTCCGAACGCAACGCGGGCCGTGGCGAGGATCCGTTTTCTGCGGTCCCTGATCTACGGACACGAGTTCCCCCGGTGGGGGCTGACCGGCTACCACCCGCACCGGATGGACATCGCGGGCAACGACTTCGGAATCTCCGACCTAATCCGCGGCGTGGCCGATGGCTCGATGCGGGCGAACGCGCTCCGGTGGGGCACGCAGGAACAAGCCAACCTCGACACGCTCATGCGAACCGGCATGGCGATCCTACGTTGCCGGATGCCGCTCGATTTCCCGGCAGGGCTGGCCCGCGAATTGATCGACGAGTTCACGCCGGCCGGTGGTGCGGTGTTGGACCCATGCCACGGGTGGGGCGGTCGGCTCGTCGGGTTCCTGCTCTCCCGTGCCGGTCGATACGTCGGGTTTGATCCGAGCCCCGAGACAGCGGCGGGCGTGCGCGACATCGGGCGGGACTTCGGGCGATACCTGCCCGACCGTGAAATTCAGACGTTCGAGCAGTGCTTCGAGGATGCGGACATCGAGCAGAACGCGTTCAATTTCGCGGTGACCTCGCCCCCGTATTTTGATGTCGAGAAATACACCGGGCCCGACCAATCGCATCGCCGCTGGTCGGACTTCGACGGGTGGGATCACCATTTTTTCCGGCAGCTCATCAACAAGACGTTTGACTCGCTGAAACCCGGTGGCGTGTTCGCGCTGCAGGTGGGCAATCAGACCTACCCGCTCGGCGAGCGTGCCATGGTCCACGCCCAGCGGTGCGGGTTCGAGCATGTCGAAACCCGTCATTCCGGCATGCACAACAACTATCACAAGACGCCCGACGAGGCGGGTGAGGTCATCGTGATCCTTCGAAAACCATGACAGGAAGCGTTCGACTAACAGCCGACGACGCGGAGAAAATCCGTGCGGCAACCATTCAAAACATCGTGGCAAAAATCAAAAAGGGAGGGACGCCAACCGGGGCGGAACAACGGCTCATCGATCAGGCAACCAAGTCGCCGTTCATGACGTGCACCGCGACGACAAGCGAGCTGGAAGAGTGCTTCGGGATCACCAAGCAGTATCTCGGGCAGTTGGAAGATGAAGGCGTCATCAAGAAGATCGACAAGAACACCTGGCCGGTGTTCGACACTGTGCGCGGGTTCGTCGAGAAAATCCGCAACCGCAGAAAAAACCAGTGGGACAACGGCGGTGATAATGCCGACTACGAGAACGAACGCGCCTTGCTGACGAAGGCAAAGCGCGAGGCCGCGCAGATCAACACCGAGGTTCTGAAGGGCCGGGTCCACGAGGGCGAGGCGGTGCGCGTCCTATGGGTTGACATGCTCATGAACTGCCGCTCGAAACTGCTTGCATTGCCGACGAAGGCCGCGCCGATGATTGCCGACAAGGACCGGATCGCCGAGGCTCAAGCCCTGTTAGAAGAGATGGTCAACGAAGCGCTTTCTGAGCTTGCCGAATACAACCCCCAACGAATTGCAGAGCGAACCGACATCAAACGACTCAACATGTCAGTTGTTCCAGGCGATAGCGACCCTATGGGCCCCGCCTCCGAAACTGACGATCAGTGAGTGGTCTGACCAGCGGCGTTTCCTGCCGAGTGAATCCGCTGCCGAACCCGGCAAGTGGCGGACCAGCCGCGCCGAGTATCAGCGTGGGATGATGGATGCGATCTCCGACCCGTCCGTCGAGGTCGTGGTGGTCATGTCGTCGGCCCAGGTGGGCAAGTCCGAAGCGCTCAACAACGCGCTCGGGTTTTACGCGGACTGTGACCCGTGCCCGATCATGATGTTGCAGCCCACGATCAAGATGGGCGAGGACTATTCGAAGGACCGGATCGCGCCGATGATCCGCGACACGCCGGCATTGCGCCCAAAGTTCGGCGACGCTCGCAGCCGCGACAGTGGCAACACGCTGCTCCACAAGCAATTCCCGGGCGGTCACCTGACCATTGCGGGTGCCGAGTCCCCGGCGTCGCTGGCGTCGCGTCCGATCCGCGTTCTGCTCGCCGACGAGGTGGACCGATACCCCGACAGCGCGGGCACCGAGGGCGACCCGGTGAAACTTGCCGAGAAGCGGACCACCACATTTTGGAACCGCAAGATCATCCTGACTTCGACACCGACCGTGAAGGGATTCAGCCGCATCGAAGCGGCGTTCCTCGAAACGGACCAGCGTTACTATCATGTCCCGTGTCCATGCTGCGGTCACGAGCACCGGCTGACCTGGGCGAATGTCGTTTGGGGCAAGGGCACGCCCGCCGATGGCGACCCCGAGAAGGCGGTTTTCAAGTGCCCGTCCTGCTCTGGATATTTCACCGACACCCAGAAAGATCAGGCTGTCCGCAAGGGCCGATGGATCGCCACCGCACCGTTTAAACGCAAGGCGGGATTCCACCTGTCGGAGCTTTACTCGCCATGGAAGCGGCTGCGGGAAACCGTGGCGGAATTCTTGGAGTCGAAGGGCAACCCCGAGCGGATGCGCGTTTGGGTCAACACGGCGCTGGGCGAGACCTACGAAGCAGACGGCGACAGCCTCGACGAAAGCGATTTGGAAGCCCGCTCCGAGAAATACGCCGCAGAGGTCCCGGGCCGCGTGCTGTTCCTCACGGCGGGAGCCGACACTCAGCCCGACCGCATCGAAGCCGAGTGCATCGGATGGGGAGCGGGTGAGGAATCGTGGTCCATCGAATACGCGGTTTTCCACGGGGACCCCGATATCGGCGAGGGTCAGCCGGGCAGCCCGTGGGATGCGTTCACTGATTGGATCAGGATGAAACGGAAGCACGAAAGCGGGCTCGAAATGACGATCTCCCATACTTGCCTCGACACTGGCGGTTCCAACACTCAGGCGGTTTACAACTATGTGAAACGCCATCGCGGGGACCGTATTTTCGGCATCAAGGGATACTCCGGATGGGATCGCCCGATCATCGGACAGGTGACGAGGAAACGGTCGGGCAAGAAAATCGGCCGACCGATCGATTTGTATCCGGTCGGTTCGGACAACGCGAAATTCACGGTCGTCACTCGCCTCCGCATCTCCGAACCCGGGCCGGGTTATTGCCATTTCCCGACAGGCCGAAACCCCGAATGGTTCCAGCAACTCGCGTCTGAAAAGCTGGTCACGGAATACAAAAAAGGCCGAGCGGTCCGCGCATGGGTTCCGATCCCTGGCAGACGCAACGAAGCGCTCGATGTTCGCGGGTATGGAACCGCGGCGTTGCTGCTCGCCAACCCGCAGTTCGACAAGTTGGCGTTCCGGATGAAGCAACAGATCGCGGCCATGGCGCCGAAGGCGCGGAAGCCCGAGCCCGAGGAAGACGAGCCGGTGTTTGAGGGTGCAACAGAGGCGGGAGACGAAACGCCCGTGCCGGTCAAGGATGCACGCAAGAACCCCGTCCGCAGAAGGCGCGGGGGATTCGTCCGGTCATGGTAGCATTCCCCGCAGAGATCACCGCAGGCGAGACGCTCAAGGCATGCGTGAGCGTGTCTGACGCGTCGTCCGTTGTTGCGCACATCGTTGGGCCATCGAAACAGTCGATGACCTACACGCAGGACGGATCAACGTGGACCGGCGAGGCCGACACTGCCGACTGGCTGCCGGGGCTTTATCGGTTCGAGGTCTGGGTTTCGCTCGATGACGGCACGCGCCGGATCGAAGAGCGCGGAACGCTGACGGTTGCGGCATCGCTCGAAGACGAGGAAGGCGGGACCGATTACGACCCGCGCACCCGTGCGCAACGCATGGTCGAGAAGATCGAAGCAATGCTCGAAGGCAACGCGTCGAAGGGTGTCCGTCGCTACAAAATCAACAACCGCGAGCTGGAACGCTACTCCTTAGCGGAACTCATGGAACTGCTCACCTACTGGAAACGCCAAGCAGCGATTGAAGCTCGCAAGGCAAAGGGAATCTCGGTCCTCGGGCCACGAATCGAATTTCGCATCTAACACATGGGCTGGTTCTCTAACATTTTCGGCGGTCAATACGAGGCACGGCAGGCAAACCCGGCAGCAAACCGGACGCGTCAAATCCAACACATGCAACGTCGCATGCTGGCGCAAGCCGCAGCGCAGACGCGGCTTGAGTCCGGATGGACCGGAACGCCGGAATCTGCCGACGCTTGGATCCAAAAGAACCTGCGGACAGTCGTTGCCAGGTCCCGCCATCAGGCGACCGAAAACGACTATGCGCGGAAGTTTGTCTCGATGGTCCGTAACAACGTGGTCGGCCCCACCGGGCTCCGGTTGCGGTCATTGCCTCGCGATCCGAACGGCAAGGTGGACACCGCAGCGAAGGACGCCATCGAAGAAGCATGGCGCGTGCAGTCACGCCCGGGCAACTGGGAGGTCACCGGCCAGATGAGCCGAGCAATGTTCGAGCGGTTGTGGATCGGCGGATGCGCCATCGACGGCGAGGCCATCGCGTTGATCGTTTCCGGTGAAGGTTCGACCGACAGCGGATTCGGGTTGCAGATCATCGACACGATGAGGCTCGACCCGTCGCACAACGAACAACTCGGCGGCGGTCGGTTCATTCGCCACGGCATCGAATTCAACGCGAACGGTCGGCCCGTCGCATATCATTTCATCGAGGAAGACCCATCGTTGCCGTTGTATGCGGTTGGCTACTATGGCCGCACATATCAGCGCATCGACGCGGCCCGCGTGATCCATTCGTTCATTCCCGAACTGATCGGGCAACGTCGCGGCATTCCGTGGATGTCAACCGCTCTGTGGCGGATGCGGAACCTCAAGGGGTTCGAAGATGCGGCAGTCGTGAACGCTCGCATCGGCGCGGCCAAGATGGGATTTTTCAAGGACCCGAACGGCGAACTCGAAACCGAAAACCTGCCGATGGACGCGGAGCCTGGCACGTTCGAGAACATCGGCGGTCTTGATTTCGTCCAGTTCAATCCGCAGTTCCCCGAGCAATCGACAGAGGCATTCATCCGTTCGCAGTTGCGCGGGATCGCGTCGGGAATCGGCGTCAGTTACAACGGCCTCGCCTCCGATCTAACAGCCGTCAATTTCTCATCGTTGCGCGATGGCAAGAACGACGAGCGCGACGCGTGGAAAGTGTTCCAAGAATGGATGATCGACACGTTCGAACGGAAGGTGTTTGAGCGCTGGGTTGAGCGCGCGGTTTTGTCCGGAGCAATCCGCATCCGTGGGAACCCCCTGCGGGTCGATCAGATCGAAAAGTATAAGTCGGCCGAGTTCAAAGGTCGTCGCTGGGCATGGGTTGACCCACAAGCCGATGTCGCTGCCGCGAAGATGGCAGTTGAAGCACGCCTCGCGAGCCGCACGAAGTATATCGAAGAATGGAACGACGGCGACGCCTGGGACACCTTCGAGGAAATCTCGACCGAGGAATCCGACATGGACGAACTCGGCATTGAAATCATGACCACACCCGGCGCTGGCGTGGTCGGCAACGAAGCCAAGAAACCAGAATCAAAAGAATGAGAACTCCGAATCCCTTGCAGGCTCACGCCTCGATTTCCACGACCGGCACCGCCTCGACGCTGGCGACCCTCGGTTATTCCCTCCACGCCAAAACCGCAACCTTGCTCGTGCAGGCTGTCGGCGGCGATGTTCGCATGACCCTCAACGGCACCAATCCGACCGCATCACTCGGCATCAAAATTGCCGATGGGACCAGCATCGAAATTGGAGCCATTGAAGCTGGCGTTGCGAAGTTCATCACCGGCGCATCCTCGCCGAAGCTCGAAATCGCCGCTTACGTTCTATGATTTTCCAGCCTCCAATTTTTCGACCGGCATTGTTCCGTTCGCCGCTTACGCCGGATTGGGTAAGCCAATCGACGGCGTTGCATCCCACTGCAAGTGCTCGCATTGACGCGATTTACGCAGCGGGTGGAACGTGCCCGGCCGGATTGGCTGCGTCAAAGTTGCTTCTGTCAAATTTCATCGTGACGCAAGAGGCGGCGGGTATTTGGCCACTATTGAAAAGGCTTTACATCCCCGGATTCCGCAATGCAGCGGCTAATGCGATCGACATCATCGGTGGGACAAGTGGAACTTTTCCTGTATCGGGTGGAGTTACTCATGAAGCCGGATACGTTCAAGGCAACGGCACAACCGGATATTTTAATTTTGGGGTAACGCCTTCGACGTTGGGGCTTACCTTGGCAAGTGCGGCGGTTTTTGCACTGGTTTATCAGGCTCCGCCTGGAACTGTTTCAGAGTCGATGGTCACAGCCGTTGACGGGAGCGACACCACAAAGGTTTTGGAGTTGTCTCACCAAGCAACCGGGATTGCATTCCGAAATGCGAATGTCACAAGCGGGACAATCCAGCCCACTTTGGCGCGGGCATCGCAAAACGGAATCATCATCGGATCAAGGCAAGGCGGAAACCGGAGAGTTGTTCGACGCGCAACATCAGGGGTATCGACCCTGATTGACTCGGCAGGCGCGGACGCTGGAACAATACCTGTCACCGGAACTTTACAGGCTATGCGTTCTTCTTTCGGTAGCGGTCTTGCTTACTCGGATGCTCGATATGGTGCCTATGGCGCAAGCATGGGTCTTACCGTAGATCAATGCCAAACTCTCTCCGCTGGTCTCAAAACCCTCTGGGAAGGACTCTTCAACCTCACGCTCCCATGATCGGATTTGTCGTCACGACCGAAGTGTTAGCAACGCTGGAAACGGGGCTGGCTTCTGCTTTCGTCGCTCGCGGAATTCCCCAATATCTGACCCTCGGAGCGGTGGAAGTAGTGTCTGGCGACTATGCCGGACAGTGGTTCATAGCGTTTCCGGATGATGCGTTACAACAGCCGCTCCACGGCAACCACACGCTACAGGATTTCCCAGAGTTCGAGTCACTCATTGCGATGCTTGGAGGAACGGAATCCCGTGTTGACCTGATTCTGCAACCTCCCACTCCCTAACAGAACTAGATTCAACCACCCATGCAACACACGCGGGAGACTATCCCGCGTCCATCCCATAACTTCACGCCGATGCTGCCAATCCTCCGAACCCGAAGCCTTCAACCCGTGCCGGTCACCGCTCTCGACCAGGCACTCGGCCAGACGCTTCACCGTGCCATGACAATCGGCACGATCAACGAGGAAGCCCGAACCGTTGAACTCTCGTTTTCGTCCGATGCGGAAATTGAGCGGTGGGGCGACATCGAGGTTCTTTCCCACAAGCGGGGCGCGGTTGATCTAACCAGACTCAACAACGGCGCATCGCTTCTTTTCAATCACAACTTCAACGACCCTATCGGCGTCGTGGAATCCGCAGAAATCTCTAACGGCAAAGGAAGGGCCGTGGTCAGGTTTGGCCGCAGCGAAGACGCCGAAGAGAGATGGCAGGACGTGAAGGACGGAATCCTTCGCAACGTGTCGGTGGGTTATCGCGTCGTTGAGCAGGAACTAACAGAACGGCGCGCCGATGGACGCAGGGTTTACACTGTCAACAAGTGGCAACCTTACGAAATCTCGATTGTCACCGTCCCTGTTGACCCGTCCGTTGGAGTTGGACGCAGCCTAGAATCACCTCAATCCCAAAACAGAAATCTCATGAATCGAGACCAAATGATCGCAGCGCTCCGCGCTCGCGGATACACCGTGGCCGATGATATCAGCGATGCTGAAC